GCAGTTCCTTGAACATGTGCCCGCCCAGCGCGGTGTGGTCCACGCCGGTCTCGATGTCGGCGCCACCCGCCGCGTACTGCATGTGGTCTCGGGCGCCCAGCGCCACGATGCCTCGCGTTGTCTGCTTCCCTTCCTGCCGGTCGAGGCTCACCCCGGTGAGGCGGCCATCGGAGTCCATCTCGCAGACGAGCGACCAGCACTTGTCGTTGAGCCCCGGGTCCAGCGCATGGGCGTAGACGTGCCCGCCTCCGCCCGGCTCCGTTCGCTCCGGCAGTGCGTCGATGAAGGCCGCGCGCACGGACTGCGCGTTGAACCAGACGCCGCGCGCCTGAATGAACTCGCCGTCAATGTTCTGGCGGACCCAGTCGTCGGGCTGGTGGGCGATGAGGGCGTCAAAGGACTCGCGGTCGATGCCGAACCCGATGTTGTCGCGGGTGGTCATCTGCATGGAGAACCGGCGCGGGTCCCGGAAGGGGTCCTCCGGGTCGCCCGTGTACCAGAGGTCTTCGTACTCGGTGCTGGTGTCGGCCGACGGGGTGCTGATGAGGATGAACTGGCCGCCGGTCGAGAGCCGCCGGGCGTGCATGACCTCCTCCAGCAGGTAGCGCAGGGTCGGCGCCTCCTGAAGACCCGCCTCATCGAATGACAATCCATGCATGTTCTGGCCGATGGCGGAGAGCGCCTTGGCCTTGGTGCTGCGGAAGTGAACCTGCGCCCCGCCCAGTTCGGGGGCGAAGATGAGCCACGCGTACTCGCCGCGCTCCTTGGAGCCCTGCGTCCACTCGACGCCGTCAGTCTGGGTGGCCTTGCAGACCTTGTCAGCCCCACCAATTGCAATGGTCCACGGGCACCCGTTCTTCTGGGCGTCGTGCTGACCGCCGAGGAGCCGGATGATTTCGGTGAACACCTGTTCGGCCGGAGCCTGTTCCACGGCGAAGTGCCACCAGTGGTAGGGCAGCCCGCCAAACCGCTTCAGTTCAGCCGGGGAGGCGCCGGGCTTTGGCGGCTCCAGTCCGGTTCGGTAGATGCAGGAGTGCAGGATGATGACGGCCAGCGCCAGCGTCTTGCCCGCGCGGTTCCCGGCCGCGACCATAATCCAGTAGAAGTACGCGCGCCAGCGCGAGTCGGTGCGCTTGATGTACGCGGCCACCATGCGCTTCTGCCCCGGGTGCAGTTTGATGCCGAGGAAGACGGAGGCGAACCGGATGGGGTCCCAGCGGCAGAGTTCAAACTCCTTGACCCAGTCAGTCATCATCCCCAGCGGGGAGAACCTTGATGTCTCCACCAGAGATGGCCTTGGGCGCCATCCCCGCGTTGCTCATTGCCTCGAACAGGCCCAACTTCAGGTCGCCCTGCGCCTTCTCGCGCTTGTCCGTCAGACCCTGCGCCTTCTGGATGGAGTTGATGGCGGCCTGCATGTCCTTGCCGAGGATGTCCGTGAAGTCGGACCAGTCCACCAGCGCGAGTGGATTGCCCTCGGAGTCCTTCTTGCCATCGCGCCAAGCGTTCATCTCGTCGGCCTTGGCCTTGGCGAGTTCGACACGGCGCTCGATTTCGTCCAACTGCATGGCCTGAAGGCGGGCGACCCGCTCGCGCGCGGGGAGTTCCGGCTCGACGTCAATCTCGCGGTGATTGCCACCCTCGGTGTGCTCCTTCAGGTGCTTCAGGATGGTCCGCCCAGTGGGGGTACCGCCAAGCACGTCGGAGATGGCAGTAGCGGACATACCGCCGTTCCACCCCAGTTCGATGAGGCGGCGCCGGTCCTTGGTCTTGCAGATGATGCAATGGTCAACGAGTTTCATCGGGCACTCAGGATAGCATTGACGGTTCCGTCCCTGAGATGGTGGGGGCGGATGCACACGGCGTCGATGCCACAGTCGTTGAGCAACTGGAGGTATTCCAATTGCCCGGGCTCGAACGTCCCGGCCTCGCGCTTCAGTTCGATGGCCAGCCGACGGCCCTTGCCGTCCGGGCCAATCTGGGAGCGGTTCAGAAGGAACAGGTCGGGGAAGGACCGGGCAGTGGAGACGAAGATAGGGGCTCCGACGGCGTCAAAGGCCGCGATGCCCTTGCCGACGTGCTTGATATCCCAGCCACGGCGCTTGGCGCGGTCCATGACCCGCCCCTGAAGGGTCTTCTCGCTCATTTTGTGGTCCCGGCACCAGTCCACACCCTCACGATGCCGAATAAACTTCTCACAGGAGGGGCACCACTGCTTAGCGGCCTCAGAAAACGCACTTTTCGCGGCTTTCGGGTCCTCTTTGAGCATCTCAACTGACCGCCGGAGGCCGAATTCTGTATCAGGCTGTCGCATAGTGTTACTCATCGTCGCCCTTCACGTCCGAGACGTTCTTCAGGCGGATGCCTTGGTAGAACTTGCCCGCCATCTTGACCTTCTTCTCGTACTTTCGGGCAAACGACAGGCTGAAGCCCGTCATCGACATCTTCTCGACGCCGTTCCGCTCGCACCAGCCGTCAAACGACTTCCACACCTGTCCCGACGGGGCTTCGGCGGTCGGGTCCGTGATGCACATCTCGTCAATGAACGACTGGATGGGGTCATTCTCCGCGATGTACGCTGCCGACCAGTCGATGACCTTCTGTGGTTCGGTCAGCCCGATGTTCAGGTAGTCCGACGCGGCGCTGGCCATGAGCCGGAGGGCGCCTTGGAGGTTGGCGGTCTCCTTCAGCCGGTCTTCCAGCCCCTTGTCGTCGCGCTCCGGGTCACGGTAGTCCTGCTCGAACCACACGATGCGCACGCGGCGCTGCATGGACGGCCCGACGTCGTCGGTGCGTGGCGGGTTGTTCGTCAGAAACACGATTTTGTGGGTGGGCTCGAAGGTCTTGAAGGTCTTGGCATACAGCGTCCGACCCTCAATGGGGTCGTTGCCGGTGTGCGCCTTCAGCATCTCCTCGTTGAACTGCCCGCCCTGCGGCTCCGACATATAGGTGAAGCGCGCCCCCTCCAGTTTCAGGAGTTCCGGCCGAGGCTTGTCGCTGCTGGCCGCCCCGAACTTGGTCTTCATGTAGAGGGTGTCCGGCGGGGTAGCGGCGTAGTCGCCCAGAGCCTTGGCGACCGTGCGGGCGAGGACGCCCTTGCCGTTCTGCCCCTGCCCGACCCACATCCAGAACTTCTGCTCGCGGTTCGTCCCAATCATCGAGTACCCGAGGATGCGCAGGAGGTAGTCCCGGATGTCCGAGTCGCCGCCCATGATGTCGTCCACGAAGTTGAAGAACGGGACGATGTCGGCGGCGGGGTCCCAATCCACCCCGGTCGAGCGTGAGATGAGGAGTTTCGGGTCCGGCGCCGTGTCGAGCATCAGGGTGCGTAGGTCGAGCACCCCATTGCTGAAGCCCATGAGTTCGGGGTTGCGGTCCCACTCCTCGCCCGACATTGCAATTCCGGGCATCGACGCCAGCGACTTCAGCACGGCGGTCTTCCGGGCGTAGTCGAGCATCGGCAGGATGGTCTTGATGTCGTGGCCGCTGCTCTCGGCGTCGGCAATCCACTGGAACACGCACTGGCGCACGAGGTCGTACACCTGCGTGGTCCGGTCGGGCGCCCAGCGGATGCCGTTCCAGATGTGCCACAGGCTGGTCGAGTGGTCGAACCGCACCCGGTCCCCGATACCCCGCTCAGTGGAGGGTTCGGAGAGTAGTCCGGCAAAGTAGTCGTCGCGGGGGCCGGACGGGGCGCGGAGTTCCTTACTTGCCACGCTTGTAGGCCCCACGGATGGTGGCGCTGGCGCGGTCACGGGGGTGGCCACCCTTTACTGCCGCCGCCAGCAGACGCTCGATTGCAATGTCATAGGGGACCCCTTCCTCTCGTGCAGTCATGGCCGCCCAGTGGATGACGTTGTTCTGGTTGCCATCCGCTGCTGTCTCGATTGCGCGCTCCAGACCGGCGGTCTGGTAGTCCCATGTCTTTGGCCACGCCCACCATGATACACCCTCGACGGGGGTTTGGGTGAAAGTCGTCATGGTCGGCTGGTTGTCGGCCCGGTCGGCGGCCCACAGGTCATCTCGCTTCAGCCGCGCACGGGCCTCTTCGGGCAGGATGTCTGGCATGAAGATGGTCGCCCCGGGCGACACCAGCGGGAACTCCCACTCGTAGGTGCCGTCCACCGTGCCGTCCGGGGCGAAGTGAAGGGAGGGAGGCGCGACGACATATCCGCCGAGCCCCTTGAAGAGGAGGGTACGGCCGGGGTTGGGCTCTTGCCCGTCGCCCAGCCAGCGGTTCCGGCCGCCGTATCCGCCAGCCCAGAACCAGACATGCAGACCGTTCTTGGTCCGCGCGATGACGCTCTCTGATGAGTTCTTCCAGCCGAGGTCGAGCAGCAGTTGGGCCGCCCGGTCAGTGTCCACGTCGGCGACGAGGAACGACTCAGGGACGAGGATTGCAATGCCGGTCGTGCCCATCTCCTCGCTGAACGCGTCCTTCACGGCGTTTGCTTCCGTGATGGTCAGCGGGACGCCGTTGAACGAGTCGTTCCACGACCAGTTCTCACCGTGGACGCGGCCGTTCGGCTTCTTCCCGGTGAGTGCGAGGATGCGGAGTCCGGCGGTCAGGTATTCGATGGCCGCCTGTTGGATGTCTGACATGAGATACCCCCCGCCCCGACGAGTGTCGCCTGACCGAAGCGGGGGAAAGTAACCCTGATGGGTCGCTCGTATGGTCCTAGTTGCCTTTGTACATGTACATGGCAGCCGTCGAGTAAATGTTGCAGACCGTGAACTGTCCCTGACCAGTCTCGGAGCAGGGCACAGAGGAACTGATGTTGAAGCGGTGGGACACGTTGTTCGTGTCGTAGTAGGTCATCGACGTGAAGTACAGAGCGCCGCTCGGGCTACCAAGGCTGTCGCCCCGGTCGGCAGACTCGCCGTCGAACGTGAGGTTGCGGTTGTACTGCCCGTTTATCCAGCACGACAGGTGGCTGTCGGTCGCACCATTCCATTGCTTGATGAGCGTGCTGTCGATATAGGCGTACCACCAACTGGACGAGGAGCCAGTGCCTCTAACAATCTGGTACGCGTGCGGACCAACACCGGCCACATGTCCGGCCCAGATATTCTGGATGGGAGGGTAACCGCAACCACCCGCAGCCGTCCAATACTGGGTGTGAGCGGAGTCGCACCCAAGAACTGGAGAGTCGCACTTGGTAATCCCAACCTGAAGAATGGCGTTCGTATCGCCAGACCCGCCGGGCTGAATGCCAACGTACGCCGCCGGTCCGTCGTTGTTGATAGGCCCACGCGGGCTGCAAATGGCGAATGAACTGGACAGGTCGTCCGGGTCGATGTAGGCCCATCCACCATTGTAATTGGTTCCGGTCGTGAAGCCGGTGTGGTATCCCTGCGGGATGGTGTCAGAACAGCCTGACGGAAATGCGCTTGCGTTACCCGTGCCAACAACTGCAACGAGCAGAGACAGGGTTGCGAGGATAGAGAGAAGCCGACGCTTCATGGGTCTCCTTTCCAGAGACTATGGTTCCCCGAATTGTAATCAGCCGACGCGACGCTTCTCGATGAAGGTCGCCAAGTCGGCGGCGAGGATGACGTAGCCACGTCCTCGCTTCGTGGGTTCACGCGTGGCAAGTAGTTCACGGCGGCGGATTGCGCGCCGGATGGTCTCCGGGTGGCAACCCGCCGTCTCTGCCGCTTGCTCGACGCTGAGCCTTCGCCCGGCGCCCACGGCCTACCTGCCCTTCAGCGGCTTGGCCGGACCGAGGAACGCCTCAATCTGCGGCCAGCCCTTGGTGTTGTGCGAGACCTTGATGTTGACCTCGCGGTTGGCGACAGCAGAGAGGTCGGCCGGGTTCTCGGCGGTGCTCTGCTGCCACTGCTGGAACTCCTGCGGGGTCAGAATGCCCTTCAGGTGAGCATACGCGCTCGACTTCTCGTGACTGGACATGTTCCGCGTCATCGCTTCGAGGTCGAACTCCAGCGTGGGGTCCTCGATATTGGCCTCGGGCGGGAGCACCTCGGAGAGGAGGATGGGCTGCCGCTGGTCATCGAGCACGGTGGCATTGAAATGGAACCGTCCGCCATCGTCCTTGTGGCCGAACTTGTCCTTGTCCACCGCCCAGTCAGGGTGGTCCTTGAAGTAAATGTCGTTGAACCGGGCGACAGCGAGACCGTCTTCGATTTTCGGAGGGGTGCTGCTCCCGGAACTCGGTGCGGGGATGTTCATGCTTGCTCCTTTCAGCAAGTGCCGACCAGAACGTCGGCGGTGTCCCTCTATTATGCACACCCTGCAACAGGCGTCAAGGCGGTTTTCACCGACACTCTGCAACAGTCCGACCAGTGCTCAGATTTCTGGGCGGGCTCTGGGATTTTCCTTCGATTTTCGAAGCATGACGGGTATGCCGGGTATGCTGGCTTCGCGTATAAAAGTCCCATCGCGAGGTACATAGAGAAAGTTTAGTCCAGTAGTCGTAAACCCGGCATATTTTTGCCCAACCCGTCATATTTCGTTACGAAACTGGTCGATTTCGGATTTTCGTAACGTTTCCGAGGCGCCGCATGTCCGTCGAGGCGACGGCGGCCGCGAAAGAGCCCCTACCCCGGCCCCGCCATTGCAATTCGCAAAGGGGCGCGGGCGGGCGGTCTCGTGCCTCGGCGCAGTGCCTCGGGACAGCCCCGATACCCCGACATCCGTGCACAATGTGCACATCCGTGCACGATGGATACCCCCCGGGGGTATTGCATTGCCATGCTCCCCGGGGTACGGTGCCCTTGGCACCGCCGCCCCCCACCGGGGGGCCGGGGCCGGAGTCGAAAGGGGTGGCATCGTGGCCACAGGAACAGCCAAGACCCGCAAGGGCGCAACGGCGGCAGACATCGCGGCGGCAGTCGCTCTCGGGACGATGGACCCGGACGCGCTGGTGCTCACACCGGCCGAGGCGGCCGAGGCGGCAACCGAAAGCGCGGCGGCAGTTACGGCGGCGGCGGCCGCCACCAGCGCACCGGCCACGGTGCACCAGTGCGGCATCGTCGGATGCCGCCATGGCGACCACACGGCAGGCGTCCATCAGCCGGACCGTCAGGTCAAATTGGAATGTCCCGCATGCCATGCGGTCGCCCGGATGACCGGGTCGGCAATCGCAAAGGCTCTCACCATCACTTGCGGCCGGGATGGCGCCGCGTTCGTCCCGGCGGACCGCCGGGTGTACAACCGGAAAGGGGCATAGCGAACATGCGTTCTATGATTGAAGCGGTCGCCATCATGGCGGCATCGTGGGCCATCATCGGGGTTGGATTGGCACTGACCCTGACCATTGCGGCGGTCATCGGACTGCCGCTCACCCTCGGCGGTCTCATGGTGGCCGCCACCATCGTCGGGGCGCGGGCATGACCGCGCTACACCATCCGGCAGTGCACCGGGCGCGACTGGTAATCGCGCTGGTGCTCATGGTCGCTATCTACATTGCAATTGGCGAGATGATTGGAGAGGCGAACTGATGAACGCGCAGACACCCGAAACCGCATTGGCCATCGCCATTGATGCCAACGTTCCGGTTCTCTTGATGGGGGCGCCCGGGACGGCGAAGACCGCAACGCTTGAGGCAATCGCCCGGGACCGGGGCGCCTACATTGAAATCCTGATTGCATCGGCACAGGACCCGACCACAATCCTCGGCATCCCGATGCCAACCGAAGACCGCAAGTACACCGAGCCGACATGCCCCGGATGGGCGCGGCGCCTGAACGAACACCATGCGGCAGGTGAACCGACAATCCTCTTTCTGGATGAACTGACCACCGTCCCGGAGTCAGTTTCGGGGCCGCTCTTGGGCGTAGTCCAGTCGCGCCGGGCGGATGGATGGACCATCCCGGCCGATACCCGCATCGTGGCGGCGGCCAATCCCCCGGACCTTGCGGTCGGCGGTTGGGCGGTCGCTCCGGCCATGGCCAACCGATGGGCGCATATCGATTGGCCCGCCCCGGTTGACGCATGGACCACATGGGCCAAGGGGCAGGCGTCGCCCGCATTGCAATTGATTGCGGACTACATCGCGACCATGCCCGATGAACTGCTACGCGTCCCGACCGACATCCGCAAGCGGTCCGGCGCGTGGCCCTCTCCCCGGTCATGGACGAACGCGGCAACGCTCATTGACGCGGCCGCCGGGGACTACAGCGTTGCCGAGATGGCGGTCGGATACGCGGCCGCACTGACGTTCACCACATGGGCCGCCGCCCGGGACATCCCGACGGTGCAGGAAATGTTGGACGGGGCGGAACTGCCCACCCGGCCGGACGCGTTCGCCACGGTGCTCGGCAACCTTGCCAAGAGCGTGACGGCGGATACATTGGACAGGACAATTGAAATTCTGACGGCGGCCGTCCCGACCGACCCGGGGCAAGTCGCGTCCGCAACCCGGACCATCACCATGGCCGGTCATGTGGCCGGTATCGCACCGCTGTACGCGGCTCTCAAGGCGGCCGGGGTTGATTTCGGAAAGGTTGGCGCGTGATGACTGACTCCAAGATTGCCGCCGCGATGCGGCAGGCTCACTACACTCACCCGTATTACACCCCGGCCATGAGCCGACTGCGCATTGTCCCGGATGCCGCCGTGGCGACCATGAGCACGAGTGCCTCTTGGGTCACTCATTACAATCCGACCACCGTGGCCGGATGGACCGTTGACGAAACCGCCGCCGTGCTGGTGCACGAACTTGAGCACTTGCTCCGGGACCACCATGGCCGGATGGGCGACCGGGACCCCAAGGGTTGGAACATCGCTGGCGATGCCGAAATCAATCAGCGACTAGAGGGTCTCCCGGATGGTTGCGTTTACCCCGAGACCCTCGGCATGCCGCGCGGGATGGGCGCCGAGACCTATTACAATGGCGCCGGAAAGGGCGACGATGGCGACGGCGGCAAGCCGGGCGACGGCAAGCCGGGCGATAGCGGCAAGGGCGATTGCGGGTCGGCCGCTGGTGGCCCGGTGCAAGAGCATGAGAAAGGCGACGCGGCCAACCCGGGCGCCGGAGCGTATGACCCGGACGCGGTGCGGCAAGAGGTTGCCGAGGGCATTCTCGCCGGGCGCGGCGCGGGCGACGAACTGCGCGAATGGGCAGAGACCGCAATTGGAATTGACCGGGCCGGTTGGTACACCGCTCTCGCCACCATCGTCGGTAAGGTTGCCGCCCCGTACGGCGCCCCGACCCGGTACCGTTGGCCCGGGCGCCGCGAGATGGGCGACATGGGCGGCGCGATGGTCCCGCGATGGGTTGGCGAACGGCCATCAATCGCAGTGGTCATTGATACCTCGTCCAGCGTGACCCCCGGGGATTTGGATATGGCGCGCGACGCGGGCCATTTCATCAAGCGCGTTGCCGATTGCAATTTCTACGCTTGCGATGACTACCCCACCCCGTTGGGCAAGGTGATGCCGGACCGATTGCGGGGCAACGGCGGAACTGACATGCGTAAGGGCATTGAAATGGCAATCCGGGACGGCGCCCGGGGC